CAAGCTGAGCGTGTTCAAAAAATACTTGATGATACTGATAACAAAGAAGAAATTGAAGAAATTGTAGGACAGGAAACCTCAAAAAAATTGTCACAAGCAGGAATCGCCAAACAACCTGAAAGAGTAAGAAAAGAATTGATGGATATGATATTGGGCCTTGATACCGGCGATCCAGAAGATGTTGAAAAATTATCAGATTTAGCCGCAGCGCTACTTCCAGCTTCTGCTGTCAATGTCAAACAAGGTTTAGGTCTTGAAGAAAAAGTAACAGAATCTTTAAATTGTGGATGCGGTAATGATCCATGTGAAACATATGGTAAAGATAATGAAAAACTTGTCATTATGGTAAAAGAAGAAATTCAATCACATTTACGAGAAAAAACGCAAAAAGATAGAATGAAGTGTAATTCTCCAAGACGAATTAGTAAAGGTGAACCGGGTCACGGAAAAAAGAAGTTTGTTGTAAAAGCTTGTGATGGTGGTACAGAAAAAATTATTCGTTATGGAGATGCTAATATGGAAATTAAAAAAGATAATCCAAAACGTCGAAAATCGTTTAGGGCTCGCCATAACTGTAAGAACCCGGGTTCTAAATTAAAAGCACGATACTGGTCGTGTAAAAAGTGGTAAAATTAAAACATGAAACTTATATTAGAAAATTTTCGAAAATATGTTAACGAAGCAAAACAATTAATATGCCCACCTGCTACTCAGGATTTAGAACTTAATACTAAAAATAGAGATTCGGCTATAAAAGCCGAACATATTCAGTATGGTCCGCTAAATGTTAAAGAACCGGGAGACTATTGGCAAAAAATTGCTGATTTTTGGAATACAGATATCGAAGCTGCCATGGCTTCCAAATGTTCAAATTGTGTTGCCTTTGATATATCACCTAGAATGTTAGAGTGTATGCCGGGCCCAACATCAGATGAAGATGGGGTTCTTGGATATTGCTGGATGCATCATTTTAAATGTCACTCAGCCCGGGCATGCCGAACATGGGCAAAAGGAGGACCGATTGAGGATAATTCTGTATCGGCTGATTGGCAAGAACGTTCAAATATAGAAGAAAAAGAGTAAAAATGGCCACTGATGATCAAATTTTAATCAAAACTACTGCATTTTTAGATGTTTTACAGGAAAAATGTTGGGATGGTTATAAACAAGTTGGAATGAAAAAGAAAAGTGGCAAAAATGTGCCAAATTGTGTTCCAGTTAGTGAAAAAGTTCTTCGAGAAGTCACCGAAGACGAGATGAGAGTCTTAGAAGATGTTTTAGAAGACTTAGATCCGGTCAATCTACCTCTAAATGACCTTTTTAGTGGTAAAATGCGTGTTGTTATTCCATTTCCTACGATTGACCCATCTACTGAGCTTGGAAAGTTCGCAAAATTTTTTGAAACACAGGAATATGATGTAGATTGGGAGAAAGGTATGGTGTATGCTGAGCGTGATCTGCGTAAATCTGACGATTTTCTTGATATGTTGGGAGGTGGACCGGAACCAAAGAAGAAAACTAAGAAGATTCAGATGAAAATCGGCAAGCTTTTCTCCAAATTGGCTGATTTAAGCCGAAGAAAAGACGAAATATACCAAAAAGTCTATGATCACTTGGATGGCATTGGTTATAAGTTAGCAGATGGTGAACCAGTTAGGACATCAGGCAGAGTTACCGGAAAAATGCTTAAAGCAGCGCTTGATGAGAAAGAATATGAAAATTTTGAGAGAATTAACACTCAAATTTGGTTATATATCGTAAGTCCGGGTGTTGCAGGACCTGCAGGCTACAATTTAACGGATTTAGCCACTCAATACTTCCAATATTGGAAAGATAACGCCGGATATATCAAAAAAGAGATAAATAACATCGATGATAACAAATTTTCCATTATTATCACTCGACATCCGATAGATGTGCTCAGAATGAGTGATTTTGACGAGATTACCTCTTGCCACACTCCTGCTAGTCGCGCAAATGCCTATCAATCGTACTACAAATGCGCTGTGGCTGAGGCTCAGGGCCACGGAGCCGTAGCATACGTGGTTAAGACAGAAGAGCTTCTGAGCGCCACTAATACCGGTAATATTGATAGCGCAGAGCAAGAAATCCAAGAAGGCGAGATATTTGTTGACGATAAGCGTCCATTTAGTGGTGATATTGATCCAGTTTCTCGCACACGTATCCGTCATGTTAGATATTATGAAGGAGATGAGCCTCCAAAACGCTACGATGACGGACAAGATGTTGGAATGCCTGAAAAACGAGTATATGGTGCTGATATTCCCGGTTTAGCCAATCAAGTTACTGACTGGGCAAGATCAAACCAAGAAGAAGTCATCCAAAACATGCCCAAAGAGGGCGATAAGATTGATTTAAGCAAATTTATGATTTTTGGTGGTTCTTACGAAGATACTGCTGACGCATCAGGCAGAGCTATTTTGATGAAGCAATTGTTGGGTGACAAAAATGTTGAATTTGCTGGTGCTATGCGACAGAACAAAGACACCGAGGAAACTTTGGATGCTGATTTAATTGGTGATGTCATCGCACAGTACAATGGACAATGCGAAGAAATAATGAATGAGTGGAATAATAAGATGGCTCAAACATATGTTGATTATGAGGTGGGCGACGATGGCGACGAAGGTGCTTATATTAAACCTTTTGCAGCATTTGTTGCTAAATGGAATGTAGACGATTGGAAAAGGTTGCCGAGCAACGCAGAAGAAGTTGTATGGAATTCTGTTGACGAAATAAATGAAAGAAATGGTTATGGTGATATATTTGTGCCCTCGAACCACGATACTCCTACAATTCGCAGGGTTCGCGATGAAATACATTTAAGCATTCAAGTTAACTTTGAGCATCCAAAAATTTATGGTGGCTCATATATGGCTTTGACAGAAGAATATAACGAGGCTTGTCAAGCAATTGATACAATAATTGATGATCATCGCGATGCGTGGGAGGAAATACTCACAACATACTTTAAGCGCGAAGGACAAATGGAAGGCGGAGAATATGCTAACTTAGCCGTAGCGATTGAAGACGGTATTCTTGCTTCTTATGAGTGGGATCTTGAATCTGACGGAGAATACTACGAATCATATGAGTCTACCGCAAGATACTCTCACTATTACGATCCAGAAGATTTAGGAT